TCTATAATACATAGTTCACCACCATAGAATTCACCCATAATCATTATATGACTTATACCGATGTTATTATTATGTTTGTGGGGTTTATACATTACGTTATAGTTTAACGTTATCTGATTGTAGTTAAATGATGTTATCTTATTGATTTCTTCAATCAAACTTAGTTCATCATCATTAACATCTTTATATAATCTTATGTGATGTATTGGATTACTATCATCCACCAACTTTTTAATTAATTCAATCATTTGATGTCATTACTTTCTATTAATGTGTATGTGAATTTATTCCCCCATACTTTAGCGGCATTTCTTACTATACCCATAAATCTTTCAAAATCCTCACTTCTTTTAAACACTTGACAACCGCCACTCCAATCGTTAACCAATGAACTATCACTACCAGCTTTATGTATGTTGATACCATACATCCCCGAAGTGATTGTATTCTCATCGTATAACATATCTCTGTTGATGTCTCTGAACGTTTTTACATTACCATTACGTTGACATAACGCCTCGTATTTACCTAAATGTAAGTCAATCATATAAACACCTCTGTATTGACCTGGAACTAATCTAGCAAATCCACCTTTAACATTATGTTTTAAAATCCATTTGGTGCCTGGGTCAGTTGTGATTGGGTAACTAATATTTAATTGAGACCCATTTATTTTGAATATAAGGTATATTACATCATCAAATAGATTGGTAACCTTATTCTTGGTCTCAGAGTTCCTTACACCTACGATATTTAAGTTGTAATCACCATTCTCAAACCATCCATATCCTTTTTCTTGAATGGTTTTTTTAATTTGTTCTGTTGTAAAATCTTTCATACTTTTTTCTTTTTATTGGTTATTGTTATTATCTCATTAATTAATACATTAGTTTCACCATCAATTTCTTTAATTAACGCCATCACTTCATCTTGTTCATCTTCCGTTAGGTGTTCTTTAATAATTCTTAATGTTTCTTCTCTTTGGTAATCCACCACTTTTTTAATCTTGGAACTTACCTCATATCTCTCTTCTACTAAACTATAATATAGTAAGGTAGTGTGTTGTATCATAAAGTCAGTATAATACTTTATTACCATTTCATACGTTATCTTTTCAGTTGATAATAATAAGTCATACAACCAATTAATATCAACCCCACCATCAATATCCAATTCTCTTATGGCAGTAATTTCGGTATCAAGATTATTTTCAATTACCATCCAATCTATTTGATGTCTTCTAAATTTTAATATTTCATTCATTTTAATTCGTTTTAAAACACTTTTGTTAGTTCAACCATATATCACCATCCTTTTCTATTTTAATGGTGTAGAAACTCTTCTTATGTAGGTTACGATGAATTAACACTCCCGTCACCCTACCACCATCACCAGCTTGTGTTGATACTTGGAATTCATTTTCTTCAATTAGTTGTAATAAATTATCCCTACCTATAATATAGGCGACTTCGTGGTCGGGGAAATAATATACAAAGTAATCCGCTTTTGACGCTACGATACCACTATCCCTTCCATTACAATTTAATTCAATAAACATATTATAAGTTTTACATTTCTTGAAGTGTTCCCATCGGTCCGTTTTAACTTCAAATGTAATTGTTGTTTTGGTTTCTGAACTCAACTTGAAGTCATACTGACTATCGTCTCTGAACTCAACAACACCATAATTTCTTTTTTCACATATATAATCTGCGATTATACGTTCTCCTTTTTGACCTTCTTTTAAGTCAGTTAACCATTTTGACATAATATAGATATTTATTTTGTTTTATAACTATAAATATCTTGACTTTGTAAAAAGTTTTTATTATGGAGAATTATTTTTAATAATAAATAAAAAACCCCCACCAAATGGTGAGGGAATTATTAAAACTGATTTAATAGAATTGTGGTATCGTTATTAACTTTTATATTATCTACCGACTTATATGTGTTATAACTTATCCTCAACACTTTTTCGTCATTGGGGATATTAACATACCCGTCAAAATTAGAATAATAAATAGATTTGTCAGTGGTTACTTTAACTGCTGGTAATGTTTCTTTGGTCTCAACATCTAAAAACCAAACCTTAATCATCAACACTAATATTATTATTTTCATTTTTGATTTAAGTTTATTAATTTCAGCAGTATTAATAAACTTTTGGTTGCTAGTAATTTTTCTTCTTCATTCATATTATCTATGTGTTGTGTTATGGTATAATCTTGATTGATATTGTAAGAACATATCATCCATATCAGTATCAAATCCCCATTGGTTATTATTTCTCTTTAATTTACTTACTAAACCTTTCATTTCCATACCATCATTACCTTCGGTAATATATTGAAATAATCCATTCTCAAGGTGTCTTGTTGATACTTGGAACTTACCTATCATTTCTTCTGAATACTTCTTTGCTCTTAACTTTAAATTCATTTCTAATACTCTATCAATCTCTTCTTGTTCTACGTAAGCACTATTGTTGGTTACGATTTTACCTAACTTTCCTTCGTTCTCCGAACACTTCATAGTTGAAGTAGTATTATGTATTACTTCAGTAGATTTAACTTCGTTAGAAGTAATCTTTTTAGTTGAAGTAGTTTCTTCCAACGGAGTTGGATAAGGATTATTAGCGTCAACTAATACTAATGCTTTTCTATTGTTGAAGGGGATTAAATACTTTCTATCGTTGGAAGTGAATATAATTCTTTTTTCTTTTAATAGTTGAATAGTTCTTTTTAAAGTTCTAATTGAAATACCTAACTTCGTTGAAATTTCTTCTTGTGTTTCAAAACAAACTTTATTTGATGATTGCCATCCTTGAAGGTAACTTACTAATACCTTTTCTTCTAAATTGATATCAACTCTTTGAAGTAGTTGATAATCTAACATAATGAATTTTTCCATTTTTCTTTTTTTTTATCTCTTTATTATTATTCCTCTTTTTTATTTTACTTGGGAAAGAGAGTTGGTGGTAGCTACCCCACCAACACCCAAGAACCTATCGGTTATATTAATAAATATCTAATAATTTATAAAAGTTTCAATTATTGATAAATATTTTTACAAATATACTAAATTTTTCTATATATAACTATATTATTATAATATATTTTAATTTTTATTATTATTTTATTTTAATTTATTAATCTTATTCAATTATCTTATTATTGAGTAGGGTCATTTTGTCCCTATCGGTAGGGTCATTTTGTCCCTTTTAAAAGTGTCAGATTGTCCCTACTAAAGGGACAGATTGTCCCAAGTGGTTGTGTCAGATTGTCCCTTCAACGAATTAATAACTAAAAATATTTCAATGTATGAGGATAAGATATTCAACAAGGTTAGTTCTATTGATTGGGTCTATTGTAATTAAGATACCAATAAGTAAAAGAGGATACCTTCAATGTAAGAATGAAAGTAAGATGTATGAAAAATATAAACACTTCAACATACTCGGAGAGTTATATTGGGAATGGAATGGTATTGTATGTATGAGAAGGTATCATTCAACGGATGTAATAGACGATGATGTGGTGTTTGGTATCAAGTATCTAATTAATGAGTTTGACATCGTTAGATGTGATTTATTTAATCCATTGAATTGGGGTAAAGATGGTGAGGAATATGTTTTAATTGATTACGGCATCAATGAAGAAATTTCAAGGTTATATTAAATACAAAACCCCCAACCATATTGTTGAGGGTTACGTTCACTAACTATTTAAACTTAGAGACCTTCTCTACATAAAATATAATTATTTTTATTTTTTTTTCAAGTATTGCGGTTTTTCAAAAAGTTTCGTATATTTATATAAAGAAGGATATGATTTTAGATATTTGATGTTCCTTATTTTTTTTTGTTTTAGTTAAAAGGGGTGGTAATCTGACATAAGTTACCACCTTTTTTATTTATCACAAATTTCATTAATATCTTTTTTAACTCCCTTCAACTTCGTAAACAATTCTTTAACCAATTCTAAGAATGGTCTGTATCCTAACTTTTGAAAATTCTCATCAATTGATTTAACTTCAATGTAAATCCAAAGAACACTTATACCTTTACTCAAAAGGTATTGAACACCCATCAAAGAACCCCCTAGAATGAACTTATCAATAAGGAATGATAGAATGATTGTTGAACTATATAAAAACGTCTTAGGAACGATATTAAATAGTAATCCACTTCTGAATGATTTCTTACCTTTTGTTTTAATTGTTGAATAAATACCACTGATGGTATCTAAGATTACAAATCCTATTACCAATAAG